GTGCAGACAAAGGGCGAAAACGGAAGTATCCACAGGCTTTATCTTACAGCGTTTTTTGATGCTCGTTCGGGTATTTTTACAGGTTGCTATGTAACTGATGCACCGTCATCGCAAGCTACACTGATTGCCTTGAGGAAAGGTATTGTGAAATACGGAATCCCCGAAAACATATATGTAGATAACGGTCGAGAGTTTCTGACATTCGATGTTGGCGGACTTGGTCACAGATTAAAAAAGAGTCAAAAGGACAAGTTTGCACCGCCTCCCGTCTTTGAACGGCTGGGCATTAAAATGACAAATGCAATAGTACGAAACGCTAAGGCAAAGATCATTGAAAGACGATTCAGGGATGTCAAGGATAGGCTATCAAGGCTATTCCCCACATATACCGGCGGCAATGTTGTAGAACGCCCCGAAAAGCTTAAAAAAGTAATTAAAGATACTGACAACATACCTACTGATTATGAGTTTACGCAGGCGGTTGAGGACATCTTAACCTACTATATGAATGAAAAGCCTTACAGTGGAGCGGTAAGCTCAGACAGCGGTAAAAGCCGAATGCAGGTTTACAGAGAACAACTTAAAGAAAAACGAGTTGCCTCAGAGCTTGACCTCAACTTGATGTTAATGAGAAGCACAAGAAGTCAGAAAGTCGGCAGGCGTGGCGTACATCTTACTGTAGCAGGAGAAAAAATCGACTACTACAACGATGATCTCATCTTGAACCATTTCGGCGAATCGGTTTACTGTCGATATGATCCTGAGGATATATCCAAAGTCAGAATATATGACCTTGATGATAACTATATAATGACCGCTCCAACGGACAACGAAGCAGTCCTTGCATATGGAGCATCTAAAGATGCGGTTGCTCAGGCATTGCGTAAAGTTAAAAGCCTTGAAAAGCTCACCAAACAGGAACTCAAGGCAAGTCAGATTACAGCATTTGGCAAAGAAACAGCACTCAATCTTGTGCTTGCAACCGCTGAGGAAAACAAAGCAAATGCCGAGGAAATCAATCCGAAGGTTATATCAGTACACCGCGCCGATGAAACGGCAGAGCAGTTGCCCATGGCAGTTGGTCAGTCGAATATCGTAACGATAACGATAGATAAGGCAAAAATGATAAGAAATCTTGAACAACGACAGAAGGAGGAATAACAAATGTCGGTAATGTCAGCCAATCCTGAATTGCAGATGAAATTAAGGAGCTTTATTGAAGAATGTGGCTCTCAAACCAAAGCCGCAAAAGCTCTCGGAAAGTCAGCAGCGACTTTGTCAACCTACTTGAACAACCGTTATAACGGTAATTTAAGTGATTTTGAAAAGTTTTTAACAGAGACTTTTGAAACAAAAGCCGCTGCAGAAAATCTCAAATCAGCTCAGGTGCTTAACAGCTACAAGCCTACAAGCATAAGCTCAGAGGTTTATGATACAATCCGCTTGTGTCATCTTAAGGGCGGTCTTGCAATTGAGTGTGGCGATGCAGGCATAGGAAAAACAATGGCTTGTAAAAAGTATGCAGAAGATTATCCGGCTACTGCGATTTATGTGTCTGTAAATCCTTGCTTGGTAACTTTGAGTGCCTTTTTAAAACTGCTTTGCAGAACACAGAAAATCACCGCAACAGGTCGCAAAGATGAAATGTGGTTAAGACTTGCAGATAGCTTTGAAGGTGAACGCAAGGTACTCATCATTGATGAGGCACAGCATCTGCCGATTAAAACCATTGAGGCTATCAGAGCTTTTTTTGATAGCAACCCACAGCTTGGCATTTGCCTTGTCGGAAACATTGAAACCGTTACAAATACCGGCAAAAGCAAAGAAGCGTTCGCTCAGATTCGTAACCGTACAAAACTTACCGAAGTAAGGCATACATCAGCAATTAAAAACAGCGACATTGAGCTGTTGTTTCCTGCCGTTAAGTCCGATGAACGAGCAGTAAGTTTTTTACTTGGCATTGCAAGGTCTGAACAGGGCATCAGAGGAGCAAGCAATGTTTTTGGAAATGCCGTTGACAACGGAAACATCACCTATGAGGGCTTAATCGCAATGGCAAAAGCTATGCGTATCAAGGTGTTTTAAATAATATTCGGAGGGATTTTAAATGTCGTTAAGAAAAATCGTGTTACTGCTCGCCGCAGGGTTCAGCACGGGAGTAGTAATGACCGCCGCATTCGGTCAAATGGGTACAAGGAGCTTTACAGCAGGCGGAGAAATTTGCTTTGTGCCTATGGTGCTCCTGCTTGTATGGGTCGGTTGGATGATCCATGGCGAAAGCCGAAAGGTAAAAAAGAGTAAAAGGAGGGGTAACAATGACCGCAGAAGAGTGGAAAAAGGTTGACGAAGCCCTTACATCTGTATGGAGTCCGTATGTACATCTCAAAATTGACGGATATAAAGTATCTCTGAACCTCACTCAAAAATCACGATTTCAAAATGTTATTGCAGTTTATATCAACGATGAATTTCGTGGCAAGTGGCTTATGGAGGACTGCGAAGAACGCAGGAGATTTTGTTGCTGTAAGAGACAGTCGGTAGTTACCGAAAAAGATTGCAAACTTTACGGAGCTCGTAGCAAGAAAGCTAAGCAGGAACTCAAAGAGAAGTTTGGCTATGATGTGTATTTACCATATTGGACAAACTTTGAGAAAATGAAAAAACATTTTATTGCTAATAACAAAAGCATTGAACTTTATTAAATTTCGGAGGGATAACAATGGATAACTACAATATTCGTTTTGGAGAGGAAATCGGTGAGCAGGCAGGCTTAACAATGGTTGATTTGTTAGCGAAAAAAGCTAAAGCAGCTATTAAGCAAAAAAATGTTGTGATAATGTCAGTAGAATCTTCAGACGAGACGATTGAAACCATTACAACAGGCAGTGCGATTGACAGACTTGGAAGGTTAGGTACATTAACGATTGAAACTATACAAAATATAGAGAAAGATACTGACAAACAATATGCTAAGGCAATGTTATACGGCTTTGTCAGAGCAATACAAGCTGCTTTTGAGCGGATATAATCCGCTCACCTTAATGCAACTTCCGCCAACGGGAACGGTCACAAGTCCGTATGAATGCAGAGTGAGGACAACAATACATATTGAACAGGAGGTCAATTTATATGAAAACATCAAAGAAAATCTGTAAAAACGGCTCTATTACTCTGCCAAAGCAGATAAGAGGCGAAGCAGGATTGTTTCCGGGCAATGCTGTTGACATTGAAACAAGTACAGACGGCACTGTTACAATTAAACCGTCCGCTCCCTGTTGTCGCTTTTGCGGGAAAGTTGAAAATGTAATCATTGCAGATAATGTTATTATCTGCCGCAAATGTGCCGAAAAATTACTTGCAAAGGTGGATAAAACAGATGACTGATTTAAAAAAGCAGATTGATGAGCTTGCAGGCATAAAAGCAGATATGAGCAAACTCAAAGCACGCAAGGACAAGCTCGAAGCAGAGATTATTATGCAGTGCTCGGAAGACCTTGAAAACACCAAATATAAGAGTGTCCATTACGCAGGCACAGAATCTGAACTTACTGCGGTTACTTCTGAGTCGCTCAAAGTTACATACAATTCTTTCCTGCTCTCCATTTTTGGTAAAGCGTATAAAGATGCAGTTACCGAAAAGACAGAATATTCTCTCTCTGCTCCGGCAAAGAGAATGCTCATCGGACTTTGGAAAGGAAATTTTGTAAGATGCACAATCAAAGAGGTCATTGAGCAGATGAACGGTGTGTCTGAGGACGAACGCAAACAGCTTATTAAGAAGTGTAAAGGCATTAACTATGACAAGGATGTAAACAACATTTTGAAGTTTACAAACATCTCGGAAGATGATGCCAGAGAGTATGCTTACCTTATTTCGGAGGCGGCAGTATGGCAGGATTTCAAAAATCTGCTCACCGTTAACGGAATGGATGAAAGCCATATTGACGATATCCTAATGAAGATACAGAGCAGTTTTGTGGTTGAGGACAGCACAAAGATATCTTTAAGCTGAGGTGATTGATTTGTTAAAGCCACAGCAGACACAAAGAATATACGCAATTGCTGCACGGCTCGGTGTTTTGGAATCGGGCAACAAAAATGATATGCTGCACACGATTGTTTATCGTCTTACTCAAAAGGAGAGCATACGCACTCTTGATGAAAACGAATACCGAACAGTTGTCGCAGAACTTGCCGAAAGGCTGAAATTGCAGAGCCTCACAGAGCCGCCGAAACCGTATAAGAAGAAAAGATACGAGGATAGCGGCAGAGGAAAAATGTCAGACGGTCAGAAACGCAAAGTGTGGCAGTTGATGTACCAGCTTGAAAAATACGATACCGAGCCTACCACAGCTAAACTCGGCGACAGACTCTGCGGTATTATAAAGAAAGAGTTAAAAATTGACTGTACATCAAAGCAGCCTTTTAGGTGGCTGACATATAATCAGGGCATAACCTTGATTGAAAAACTTAAAAAGTACATTGACAGTGCTCAAAGGAGGAAGGCTGGTGAAAATAAATCTTGATGATTTGGTAGGCACTCAAAGGGATATAGCGGAGATAATAGGAATTGAAAGCTATATTAAACTCTGTCAAACATTTGGCGGAGATACAATATATATCCAAAAATACAGCGAGTTACAAAAACTTGAACGCAACGCTGAAATCAAGGCAAAGTACAATGGATACAACAGCAGTCAGCTTGCAAGAGAGTATGATTTATCAGAAAGATATGTGAGAATCATATGCTCAAACGGTAACATTGATGGTCAGTTAAGTATTTTTGATGATATATAACAATGAAGAAAAAATAGGATATTCTTCCTCTACGGGAGTACGGATTTATAAGGTATTATTAAGTTACAGACTTAATGATACCTTATTTTTTTTGGAGTAATTTATGATGAACTTTGCGGCAGACACTTGGTGGCTCTTTGGACTTATAATTTCGGGAGCTATAGCTATTATCAGCTTTTTTCTCAAAAGAACAATTAACGAAGCGGATAGACACGATAAAGAAATCAAAGAGATTCAGCTATCGTATGTTACGAAGGATGAGCTGAAAGATGTGAAAACCGATGTCAACAAATCTATCAGCAAGTTGCAAACTGATGTTGAGCAAATCAAGGACACCTGCCTTACAAAAAAGGATTATTACAACTCTATAAACGAGGTTAAGGACGAAATAAAGACACAAAACAAGCTCATTTTGGAGCTTTTAAGAGGAGGTAAAAACAATGACTAACGATGCTGAGGTATATATGCAGAAAATCAAAGCAAGAAACTTCGTGCAGAACAACGGACAGATTTTGAGAACTATTAACATACTTCATGTGAATTATGAAAAACTGTCTGATGTCAAATTTGCAATCAGCAATGTATCAGAACATGACTTCCTGTCATCTGTTAATTACCTCTTTCTGTCGGAGTACATCTTGCTCCGTCATATCAAAACAAAAGAGCCTGCCGACATCGCAGATGTGCCGTATGAAGAACTTGAGGCAAAACTCTCATCAAAGGGCATTAAGCTCCTCGAAGGCTCCGTCACCGATAACTCGGTTGAGGTTTAGCTATGGGCAGAAACAACCGCAGAGCTTGCGGAAAAATCGACAAACTGCCCTCTGACCTCAAAGACACCGTAGATCAGATGCTTGTAAGCGGACAGACATACCGTGAAATTGTGTCATACCTTGCTGATAACGGCGAACAGCTGTCACAGGCGGCAGTCAGCCGTTACGCATCACGCTTTTTGGCGAACGCACAGCAGTTACGAATTGCACAGGAAAATTTCAGAATGATACTCACCGAAACCGAGCGTTATCCTGAAATTGACCCTGCAGAGGCTATTTTGAGAATGGCATCACAAAAGGTTTTTGATGCCATATCAAAACTTGACGAAGGACAATTCGATGAAGTGTCTGCCGAAGACCTTTTAAGACAGGCTACTGCCCTTGCAAGAGCAGTAACATACAAGCGTAAGACCGACACGGATGTTAAGTCAGACAAGCAGATTGCCCTCGAAGCAAATCAGAGTCTGCTTTATGACACTATCAAAAAGAGTAATCCACGGCTCTACAACGAGCTTATGGACGAAATCAACAAGCTCAAAGCAAAGGAGCAAGGACGATGAACATCAAGTGGTATGTTTTGTATGTAAACACAGGACAAGAACATGCTGTTGCGGAACAGCTCCGACATCGTGGTTATGATGCCATTGTGCCGATTGAAAACAAACTGATACGCTCAAAAGGCAAGTGGATAACCCAACCGCATATACTTTTTGATGGCTATGTATTTGTCCGTATGGACTATGAGTGGTCAAAGTATTATGTATTCAAAGGTATTCCACACATTATCAGATTACTCGGCGGCGGTACAAGTCCTATTCCTCTAACTGACAAAGAGTCTGAATTTATTCTAACTTTAAGCGAACTTTTGAAAACTCCCTCGGTGCTTAAATTTACTGACAATAATTACGAAACTGTCAGCGGATTTTTGGCTGAGAATAAAGATAAAATTGTGAAAGTACAGAAACGATACAAGAAAGCAAAAGTCAAAATTACCCTTGCAGGTGAGCCGACTGAGCTTACTGTTTCGTTTACCGAACAAATGCCCGAACAG